TTGTTGAATTGAAAGATGTTGCTCTTGTCACTGCTGGAGTTCTGACAACAATGTTTGTTGTGAGTAAGATTCAAGCAGCAGTCGTTGTTGTTATCAATCTGATTAAAGGTTTAGTGGCTGCATATAACGCATTGAGAGTGAGCGCGATGGCTGCCGGTATTGCTGCTGCTTTTGCGTTGAATCCGGCTCTTGGTATCGCTGCCGGAACCGCCGCAATTGCTGGAATGGGTTTATTGATTCAGCAGTTAAACAAACAAAGTTCATCAATAGGTGGAAACTTAACAGGCGCAAAAACGCAAGAAGATTACAATGCACTGGCTGGAATTCGCACTCCCTTTGCTGGTATCACAACTCCTGCTCCAACCGGAGGCGGTATTTCAACTGGAGGGGCCAGCACAACAACAACCGCCACAGGTAGCAAAATCACTACAAATGTCAAGCCTGCTCCAACACTTATTGAGCAAGTAAGTGAGGAGCAATTCCTTAAAAGAACAGTTGGAACCGGCAATCAGAATGTCGCTGCATTTAGAGCTGCTGAAAATGCTGGCATCACAATTAATGTCAATGCTCCATCGGTAATTGATGAAACTGGCTTCACCCGAGCCGTTCAACTTGCCATCCAAAACACTCAACAGCGCGGCACTGGCGGCATTGGCTTCGCCTTGATTCAATGACAGTTTTTACACCTGAATGGCGAGTCAAAGTCAATGGCTCCACAGTCACTTCAACTACTTTAGTTGATTTATTTATCACTTCAGGCCGCCAAACTATCTATGAGCAACCATCAGCCTCTTACGCCAGCCTGAATCTTTTAACTGATCCAAACGATTCAGTTTCCTGGCAAATCAATGATTCGGTCACAATCGAGGTCAAAGATTCTTCCGCCAGTTATGTCACATTATTTGGCGGTTTCCTCACTGATGTTTCAATTTATGTTCGAAATGCCGGATCAATTAAATCAATGCAAGAAGTCAGACTCACAGCAGTCGGAGCATTAGCAAGATTGGTTAGAGCCAATTTCAATGGCAATCTTTCAAGTGATTATGATGGCAATCAAATCTACGAATTACTTTCAGGAGCTTTGTTTCAATCCTGGCAGGAAGTTCCTGGGAATTTAGAATGGCAAAACTATGAAGCAACGACTACCTGGGAAAATGCAGAAAATTCAGGATTAGGCGAAATCGATCAGCCTGGCGATTATCAGCTTGCTTCTCAAAACAATCTCAATGCTTCTATTTATGAGATTGCTTCAGGGATTGCCAATTCAGGTCTTGGTTATTTGTATGAGGATTCTCAGGGTCGGATTGGATATGCCGATTCAACCCATCGAGGGCAATATCTTGCCGCAAATGGTTATGTAGATTTGGATGCAAGAGAGGCTTATGGAGCCGGCTTAGAGATTATCAAAAGAGCAGGCGATGTTCGCAACTTTGTCAGCATCAGTTATGGTTCTTCAGGCAATCAGTCGGTTGAAGATTCTGACGATGCCTCTATTGCCCTTTATGGTCAATTGGCAGCCAATATAGAAACGACATTGCAAAACCAAGGAGATGCTGAAGCTCAGGCTGCCTTTTATCTTCAAATTAGAGCCTATCCCCAATATCAATTCAAGACCATTGTTTTCCCATTAGGCAATCCTGAAATCGGTGACACAAATCGAGATGCTCTTTTAAATGTCTTTATGGGTCAGCCTTTGAATATTCAAAATCTGCCTGCAAATATGAATGGAGAATTCCAGGGATTCGTTGAAGGCTGGACTTGGCGAGCAGGGGTTCGAGGCTTGACCCTAGAGCTGACCCTCTCTCCAGTCGCTTATTCGCTCCAGGCCTTCAGGTGGAATTCAGTGCCAGCAACGGAAACCTGGAACACATTATCCCCAACCCTGGACTGGTTAAACGCTACAATAGTCGCTTAAAGGAGAGAGATGGCAACCACAACAAATTACAGCTGGACTACGCCGGATGATACCGACCTGGTCAAGGATGGCGCTGCAGCCATTAGATCTCTTGGATCGGCAATCGATTCAACAGTTTTCACCAACGCAGGCAATGCAATCAACAAAACGATTGTTGATGCCAAAGGTGACATTATTGCAGCAACTGCAGCTGACACAGTTTCGCGGTTAGCAGTCGGAGCTGATAACACAGTTTTAACAGCAGACTCCAGCACAGCCACCGGATTAAAATGGGCAACTGCAGCCTCAGGAGCAAATTGGTCATTGGTCAATGCAGGCGGCACTTCTTTAACTGGGGCACAAACAGTCACAGTGTCCAGTATTACTGATGCGGATCAATTATTGGTTTATTTCAGCGTTGCATCAAGCGCCAGCGCCAGCTCATTTGTCACAGTGCGCCTAAATACTGACACTGGCTCGAATTACAATTACACAGGCTGGCGACAGGTTGCGGCCGCTAATTATCAATTAGGAAACACAGCAGTTGAAGATGATCAGGCCGCAACTTATGTCCAGATGGGCGCTCAAAATAATTCCGCCGGCGGATTTATGTCAGGTTTTCTTTTTATTTCGGGATGCAATAGTGCCGGTGTCAAAACTTATTGGGGCGCGGCTGGTGCTTCCGCAGATACCATCGGAGGTCGAAGCCACATTATCGGTGGTTTTTATGACTCGGCAAGCACCATTTCCAGCATTTCAATGTTTAGTTCCTCGGGCAATTGGGATAATGGCACACTTTATGTCTATAAAACAGCTTAGGAGATGCAATGAAAACATTTGAGAAAATTTATAATGCAGAAACTGGCGAAGAAACAATTATTGAAAGAGATTTGACTGCTGGTGAGCTTGCAGAAATAAAAAAGTGGGAAGAACACATTGCAGAAAACGCTCGCATTGAAAAAGAAATTGCCGATGCTAAGGCTCCCATTTTGGCAAAATTGGGTTTAACTGAAGAAGAAGCGAAACTACTCCTTAGCTGATGGCCAAACTTTGCAAAGCCGGTCAGCAGCTTCGGGAGCAAATTGATGATGATTATCCTGGGCGCGATAGGCGTAGTGATGGCTGGATTGCTGATGCTCGCCACCTTGCAAAGGGCAATTCTGATCACATACCAAGAGGCGGAATTGTCAGAGCAATTGATGTAGATGCTGATCTTAAAGCGCACCCTGAAGAAGTTTTTGCCCTAGTTGAGAAGATTCGCAAAGTTGCCAAACGCGGCGATAAGCGGATCAAATACATAATTCACAACAAAAGGATTTGCAGTCCAATTCTCAATTGGAAGTGGCGCAAATACAAAGGGAATCCACACATTTCGCATTTTCATATCAGCTTCACAACCCTGGGTGACAATGATTCAAATTGGTTCGATCTCGACAATGAGAGGAAGAAAAATGAAGAAGGACTTATTAAAGGCCGCAGAAAGTTGGGCAAAGGCGTTTCTAGCAGCAGCCCTGGCGACATATCTAGCAGTGGGCTGGGATGTCAGTGCAATTGCAAATGCCGCAATAGCATCAGTCTTGCCTAGCATTATCAACTGGCTAAATCCCAACTATGAGCGATATGGCAAAATCAAGTAAATGTCAGTTGCGGAAGTAGCTGCAACAGCCGCATCAGTGGTAGGCATCAGTGTCGCCTTACTGGGCGGCTTGCGGTATTTAATCCGCACTGAGGTTCCCCAGGTAATCCAAAAGAGTCACCTGGCTGAGCGCCTCACAAAACTTGAGGACACACAGATTGAAATGCTGGCGTTAATCCGCACGGCCCTTCACACTTATCCACAGAAAGGGGTTGCCAATGCCAAGCAAAAACCAAAAAAGAAAAAAGCGCGCTAAGGCAACCCCCAGGCGCGTTCGTAAGCCAAGAGCAGTAAAAGACCTACCCCTCACAAAGCTAGATGTTTTCTATATTGAAATGAAAATGGTTTTTGATGCTGCGAAAAAAGCCGGATTCGATGACTCCAATGCGTTGCGCATTGCCTATGATCGAGAGGCCTATCCTGATTGGATAGTGCCGGCTGATGATCCAGTCAAAAAGATTGGCTGGGAAGATGGCGAAGAGGATGTCTAATTTTCAGAGAATCTGAGCTCTTTGAATTCCTAAAAGAGAGAATCCCCGACCTCGAATCAGGAACCCAAACCGAAAGATTCGATGCAGTTTCAATGACCCATCGAGCAATCTTCGAGCTGAAGTGCCGGCGCACCCACTATGACGATTTAATGATTGAGCAAAGCAAGTGGAAGAACCTGGTCGAAATCGGCCTTCTAAGGTCGTTTAGAGCCTTTTATGTATCCTCAACCCCACTGGGTATCTATTGTTGGGAGTTAGATGCTCTAAAGCCTCCACAATGGCAAATTAAGGCACTCCCTAACAAGACCGACTTTGCAGGCAGTAAGGTCACAGAGAGGCCGGTGGGCTTCCTGCACATAGACGATGCCTGGGATTTGTTGCGACACACCGAAAATCCATTTGCCTAAATACATTTAAAATCCTATTCTTTTAGTCTAAATGCATTTAGCGTTTAGAGAATAGGGAGCAAATGTCAAAAGAAATTTCAGTAATTCGATTTGATTCCC